AACAAGGAGATGTTCTTTGCCGAGCAGCGTGAGGAGTCCATCAAGGCTCAGAAGGAGGAGAATGAGCGCCGCAAGAAGGCCAATGCTGCGGAGAAGGCCCTTGAGGATGCAGCCGCTCCTGTTCACCCGAGCGAGGGAGTGATGCGGGAGTAAAATGTTGTTTTGATATAATACGATGCCCAAGGTTTCGCGTCTAGGAGATACCGTCCCAGATCGTATAAATCCCTATGTCATCCCGCAAGTTCGTGAGCAGATGGCGGAGGAGGCGATCAAGAACGCCCCTAATCGCTTCTCACCCTCTCTCGCAAAGTGGGACATCCCTGCAAAGGTAAAGAAGGCGCCTGCACCCGCTCCTGAGCCTCCATCAGATTCCATGGAGGATATCGCCGCCCGTCGTCGTAGCGAGCGGATTGCCGCAGCAGGACTCGCAAAGGCGCAGCATGCGGAAACGGAGGCGGAGAAAAAGAGGTGGGATGACGAGGTGAAGAAGGCGATTGCTGAGGGTAAGAAATACAAGAAGGCGGTTGCGATCAAGGTGCGTGAACTCCACGCAAACGCTTCTGTCGATGAACTGTTCGCACTCGTAGATATCCTCTCTTGGGCGGGCGAGAAGTATGCGTCACTGGAGGCGTCTGTCTTTGCGTATGAGAAGCAGAACGAGGAAGAGGAAGAAAAGGCGAACTCTGAAAAGGAGAATGCAATGCTCACGCTTGGACTGACTGAGTTTATTGAGCAGGGTATTAAGGCGGGCGAGGGTCTTCGGTATGCTGGTGACAAGAAGAGCAATGCGGTTCTGCTTGCATCATCGATCCTTGAGGAGATGGGAGCGCCTGTTCCTGAGGATCCGCACTTCAAGGATGTCAACTACGGTGGTCGTCGTCGCAAGACGAAGAAGTCCAAGAAGTCACGGCGGGCGACAAAGCGCCGTGTTTAACCTTCTTTCTTCACCCACACGGAAGGTGCGGCGTTCTTCTTCCTCAAAGAAGAGGCATTATAGTCGTCGGCAGCAAGCATCGCAGACTGGAAAGGGCGGTTATCGGCCCACAAAGACTGGTCGCAAAGCCTAAAGGGAGGATGCTCTGAAGCCTTGTACCAGAACACCTGATCTTCTAGCTTGTTGGATGACACGTTATTGCAAATGACCAGACCCTCGTAGTTCTCCGTGCACTGGTCCATAAAATCACAAAACATCTCAAAGGTAGGAAACATACCTGCGTAATTCTCGTAAATCCTACGACGATTACCTAGGATATTCTCACGAAGAATGAACACAAAGTCCACGTTTGTACGCAAGTTAGGCGTGATACCAAGCGGGTACTGCATGGTAATAATGGTCATCATATCAAGGTGACGGCCGTTCATGAAAACGAACCGTGTAGACTCTTCATTGATCCACTCTTTTGCCGCATACAAGCAGTCGTCTAGAATCATGAACGCACGAGGGTCAAATGGTTGACCAGTTGCTTTTGACTTTAGAAATCTCTGCTTAGCTGCGAACTGACGCTTAATAAAGTTCTGAACCTTTGCTGCTTCATATTTGTCGTGAATCAGCTTGGACGGAACAAACCCTTGAAAAAACTCGTTCACTGCCTCAGTGGGTGACATAACAAGGCCAACGGGGAAGCACTCCTGAACATTGTAAAGCAGGTCACGACACAAGAAGGACTTACCCGTATCCTTCTTACCGATGATCACGATCATAGGACTTTTGCGAGAATCCATTCCACATCGGTCCTTGATCATGTCCATATTAAACTTCTTCAGCTGGAAGTTCATCTTGTTCTGGTGTGTCGTTTATTTTTTCACATTCCTCGCCGTGTCTTCTGATAATGGGAAAGGATCTGAGAACTACACCCGTGCCACTGAAGATCCATCGTGTTGCAAAGTTGGATGGAACCCCTTGGTCTATGAAGACGATCCAGCCTTTCTTTCCGAGTCTTGAGAAGCTGTTCAAGACGGAGAATGTTGCTGGGCTCCATGACTATGGGGTGAAGCTGTCGTCTCCGATTGAGTCCATTGTGGATGAGAAGAACGTCAAGGTCCACGGGCAGACTATCCCTGTTCATCGCAAGACGACGATGATTCTGTCGCCGTTCAAGACGATGCGAGGTGACTACGGGTCCTTTGGTGTCCCGAAGCGGACGGATGTTGCAGATGATATGCAGGAGCGGATGCAGAGCCCTCATACAGCCGCCTATGTGGGTGCCATGACGTCCATCGCTTTGTCCGAGTCTGGATGCCAGCACTTCCCTAAGGTGTATGGTGTCTATGTTGGACTTGCGGGCACCCACACGATCGACATTTCTGAGGACTACGAGGAGCTGACTGAGAAGGGCTGGTTTGCTGACAAGATCGGTTCTACCTTTGAACTCAAGCTCCGCACGGAGGGTCATGATGCCGAGTTCTCTCACACTCGCAGGGCACGGACAACTCTGGAGATGGGTGAGGAAATTGAACTGGGTGAAGTTGAGGACGTTGCTGCTGATCACGTGAGCAACCCTGAGTCAGATAGTGTAGAGGGGTACGATATGGCTTCTTCAGAGTCCCCCGAGATGGAGGATGATGAAGATGACGACGATGTCTACGATATCGAGTCCTGTGCCTGCTCTGAGGGAACGGACGACGAGGAGGGTGACGAGGAAGAGCCCGAATCGTTTGCGTGGGCTACGTTCAAGGATGTTCCTGTTGTGACGACGGCAATGGAGGTCTGCGATGGAACGTTTTACGATCTGATCAAGGCTAACCCCGAACCGGATAAGCATATTGCGTGGGTGTCACAGGTTGTCTTTGCTCTTGCGTTTGCTCAGCGGAACTATGGGTTTGTTCATAACGATCTCCACGGCAACAATGTGATGTACGTCAAGACGAACGATGAGTTCCTGTTCTACAAGCATGGTGGTCAGGTCTACAAGATTCCTACGTTCGGATACCTGATGAAGATCATTGACTTTGATCGGGCGATCATGTCGCTCCGACTAGTCGGAATGAAGGAGCCTAAGCTGTTTATGAGCAGCCAGTTTCAGGAGGATGAGGAGGCAGGTGGTCAGTACAACATGGATCCCTTCTATGACCAGAAGCGTCAGCACATTGGAGCGTGCCCGTCCTTTGACCTGGTTCGGTTTGCTACATCGGTCTTCTGGGATATGTTTCCCAAGGGACCGAAGCATGACTACGTTCATCCGCTGTTCCACGTGTTCCTGCAGTGGATGACGCAGGGCGATGGTTCATCTGTGATGTTCCGTAAGAAGATGGACAATCATGACAGGTATCATGGATTTGACCTCTACAAGGCTATTGCAAGGTATTGTGTGGATTCGGCTGTTCCACGCAAGGAGATTGGTCGTATGACATATTACCGTGCGACTCCCTCTGCAGCTCAGTTAGGAGACGCACTTACTATTGATTCCTAGGGTTTCTAGGAATGCGGAATTAACACTATAGACATAGTGCAGAATCTCACCTGCAACAAACCATACAATCAAGGATTGCCAAAAGGGAATCTTGAACAAAAATGTAGTAATCAATGCTAGACCAATCGTTCCCAAAATGTCATTCAAGGCGAGTCCCATGAATCGTGTTGAATGAAATCCTTTGCCCCGCTCTCCAAGAAGTGTGGAATACGGACACGCCATTTACGATTACACTTACAATAAGAAATAATGCCGTCGGCTGAAGAGCTTCGGAAACTAGGAAATCACAAGAACGCTCTGGAGAAGTTTCTTGAGATCGCTGTATTTGAAGTTAAAGCTGCTGCTGGATTTGGAAACACATGTGTCATGATTGACGCCCCTCCATCCATCAAACCAGATGTAGTAAGGTTTCATCTTATGAAGACCTTCCCTGACTGCAAGATTACGAGGAACATATTTAGTCCTCACTTCAAGATCGATTGGTCATAAGTCTTCTTAGCTTCCTCTAGAGTGTTCTTGTCTTTTTCGGCTTGTACATGCTCCCCAAACGTGTATTCAATCGTCTGTGTAGGACCTTTAGGATAGTACAGTGTGATTTTGGAGTTACATAAATGGTCAACTCCCAGCCAAACTTGCTGTAACCCTGAAAGGTCAATCATTCTTCCTGCAACACGAACTATGCGAGACATACTATTTATATATGCTTATCTTAAAACTCTGGCTTACCAACGAACATATCCTGAGCAGCCGCAGTCACGGTCTCGGCAACATCTGCAACAGCCTCCGTTCCGAGGGAATAGAGAACTCCGCTCGTGAGAATGCCAGACCCAGCAACGATCTTACCCAGATCCGTGTAATCAACCGCCTGAGTCTTGGCACGGCGATCCAGGACGTACAACAGAGCCGCAACAATCATCACGGCACCAACAATCATTCCAAGAGTCTGATACTCCATTTGCTTTTTGTGTGAATTGGTTTAGAGGTAGTTAGACGCAGATTATAGGTCCAGTTTCATGGTTCCCTCGGGCTTGGCACCAGGCTCCTCATCCTCACTCTCAATTCCGAGGTCAATCTGGACATCATCACCCAGAGTGAGGCGGGGGCGCTCATCATCCTCATTGTCCGTCTCAAACTCCACCGTCTCAGACTCTCCGAAACTCAGAGTAGGCTTCGGCGGCTCTTCAGGCGGCGGCATAGGCGTATCAGGGCGCTTCTCGGGAACTGGCGTCTTAGCCTGGAAGTAAGCCTTGCTAATGTCCTTCCACGGGATAAAGCTGTCAATCACCTCATCCAGGACACCTCCGAGCATCGTCTCAATATCACGACGGTTGCGAGACTGCTGCTCAGACGAAACCTCAATCGTCTTGAACAGATATGCATTAGACCAGGACTTGCGAGCAGCAGCCTTGTAGAGCGTAAAGATGAACTTGGACAGGGGCGGGCGATCAAACTCAACCTGAACCTGAGCCTCTTCTGACTGGCGCAGAGACGCAAAGGCACGGATATAGCTCACAAACACACCAAGCAGAAGATCCTCCATGTACTCGCACTTGGACGCCTTCTCAATACGAACAACCTCCTTCTCAAGCAGCTCGTCAGTCCACTGGGGAACACGGGTCAGGAGATTCTGAAACGTCTTCAGAGTCTCGCCAGGCTGCTTATTGCGGATACAGGCAGTCTTAGCATTATCATAGATGCTCCAGAGACCATCGGCGACGTGAGGAATAAGAACACGATTTAGGTTCTCACGAAGAGACTGCTTGACGAAATCAGTGGTCATTTACTTAGACAGAGCGAATAGAGGAATGTCAATACGGACGCATGAAGATTGTCCTCATTTTGATGGTCAAGAATGAGGAGAAAATCATCCAGAGATGTCTGGAGGCAGTAGAGGGGGTCGTTGATGCATTCTGTATCACCGATACGGGCTCATCAGATACGACCGTTGAACTTGCCAATGAGTTTTTGGTTGGTCGTGTTGGGTGCGTGAATACATGCGAGTGGAAGAACTTTGGTCACAATCGCACGATCAGTTTCCAGAATGCACAGGCGTTTGTCAAGTCAAAGAATTGGGATCTCAAGAACACATATGGTCTTCTGTTGGACGCAGATATGATGTTTATTTCTGGGTCGCTTCTGGATCAGACGCTTGGGGGACTTGGATACACGGTTGTCCAGAATAACGGAAATCTTGAGTACCCGAATACCCGTCTCGTTCGCATGGATTACGACTGGGTCTGCAAAGGTGTGACGCACGAATACTGGGATGGTGAGTGTACTCCGCTTTCAAGGGATATCTGTCGCATTGATGATCGCAACGATGGCGGGTGTAAGGCAGACAAGTTTACTCGTGATCTTGCTCTTCTTGAGGGTGGACTTGAAGAGGATCCTACGAGTGTCCGATACATGTTCTACCTTGCACAGACACATCACGGACTTGGTAACTGGGAGAAGGCAATTGAGTGGTACAAGCGTCGTATTGAGGCGGGTGGATGGTTCGAAGAAGTGTGGTATTCTTACTACATGATCTCAAAGACCTATGAGGTACTCAAGAACTATCGTGCATCTGAGGAGTGGGTTCTGAAGGCATATGATTTTCATCCTGGTCGTGCAGAGGCTATCTATCATCTTGTGAAGCAGTTGAGGTGTAACGGAGATCACTACAAGGCAATG